AAAACCAGATGGTCATCCATGCCATACCCGGCATCAATGCTCCATGTTCCCATTGTCAGGAGGTATCCGCCTCGCCGGAACAAAGCAGATAAGTCGAACTCAACCGCAGCACCGCCCACAGAATCAACAGGCAGATACCAAGCGCTAAGGCTGTCAACCTCAACAAACCAGACGCGGCGCTGATGCAGGCACACATCAACCAGCGTATTGGTCGTAACACCGGTGACAGCGGGAGTCGAAAGTCCATTGATTGCCGTCCAGGTTGAGCCATCGTAAAGCAACGGATCATCGACGCCGTTGACCAAGTACAAGAACTTGCCGCCGGTCGTTGATACGTTCGCCTTTTGCCAGCGCGCGGAATTCAGGCTCCCAACAACTGCCGCGCCGATTGCGCCATCGGATGTCACGTCGTAGATGCTGTCGTCAGCCGCCGCGTACAGTTCCGCCGTGCCGTCAGCTGCGTTATAGGCTGCCAGCGTCTCGATATCGACAGATAGCCCTGTTGCCCAATCGGTATAGCCCTTGCGCACCATGACATCGGTCGTGCGCGGGAAAAAGTTATCCATGATAACGGCATCGGATACCGCCATCGCCGCGATACTGTCGCGCGCGTTCCAGCCACCCACCGGCGCCGTGATAGACCGGCTGGAGGACTTTCGCGCCCTGCCTTGCTTGACGGCGGCTTGTCTCATAGCGACCAATTCCCGTAGGGGACAACAGTGCCAGGAACGCGAAGACGCGGCATTCCGGTCATGCTGATTGTTGTCGGTGCCTTGTCGCGGGCAATGGCGTCAGCAACCATGCCCTCATACGTCCGAAAGTCCTCGGCGTATTCCAGCCCCTTGACTTGCCGCCAGCGCCAAATCAGGCCGATCGTCATGATCTGCTCATCCAGCAGAGCGGAATCGTCATCCGCCGAATATGCGCTCTTGCCGGTTACGCCGTCTGACGCCATGCACCAGTTCGCCGTCTTGTACTCAAAGGCCAGCGTTTGCAGCGCGGTCGGATTAGGAATCATCAGGATATGGCCGCCACGAAGCAGAAACTGCTGAAATGGCCCGGTCTGCGGCGACGCCTTGAGCATCTGCCAGTCCTGCGGCGTGATCGACCCATACACAGGCCGGCGCAGGGTACGGTTCCAGAACGTATCGGGAATGATGTACTTGCAGTCGGTACCGGCAATGCTGGATAGCGCACCCTGGTCGTCAGCCGCAACACCGGTGAACGTCGCTTCCTTGCGCAGCACCTGCCAGTCAAACCGCTCTGACAGATTTTGCCCCTCTTGGTTCAGCAAGGTCATCAACTGCATGACCTGCGCATCATTCGACGAAACAATGGCGTTCGGCACGACGATGCCGATTCTCCGGCAAGCATCCTGCACTACGGACAAGAGGGACATGGCAACTCCTTATCAGGCGGCTTTCTTGCTCTTGAGGTCGCGCTCAAGAACGCGGATTGTCTCCTGAGCCGCCGCCAGTTGCTCACGGAGTTGTTCGACTTCAACCTTGAGATTGACATTCTCGCTTGCCACCTGCGCCGACCCGTCACCGCGAGACCGCAGCCACGCCGCCGCCTTTTCGCTCATGGCGCGGGCACCCATGCCGATGCGGGCAATGGCCTGCTCATTGGCGGCAGCCAGATCTTCAACCGTCAGGATGTTGGCCGACAGGCAGCGCTGCTGCTCGGACGGCTGCAGCAACATAAAGCCACGAACGGGAGTTCCCATCGGGGGCATTTCGTTTTGCTTGAGGTATTGCTCATAGGCCATCGTGAATCCTTGGACGAACTCAAAAGGCCATCCCTGATCACCGCTGCGGCTTTTGGCATCAATCTCCTTCAGCCATTCGGTTGCCACCTTCTCCACGCAATCGCGGGAGCCTGGCGGGGTGATACAGGCAAAATCTTCGTCGCGCGTGACTTCATAGCCCATTTCGACGGACTTGGCGTTATCACGAACAGCGACGCGCTTAAAACGGACATAGGGCGGGCGAATAGAGCCGCCACCAACAGTACGCAGAGAACCTTGCATTTGGGGTCACCTTTCATGCTTGGAAATGGAGCCGGGCGACCGAAGCCGCCCGGATGTTGCTTAGGTCACCTGACCTTGGACGAACGGACGTGCAATCTGCGCCTTGATGAAACCAGTGTAGGTGCCGGTCACAGTCACGGAGCCGGACGCCGTCGCGTTGGCCGACATGGTCACAGTGCAGCCATCCTCGCTGATACCGGCGACGGTTGCACCGCCAGCGATACCAGTTCCGGACAAGGCCATACCGTAAAACAGGCCGTCAGCCGGAACCGACAGACGCAGCACAGCAGAACCGCTTTGCGTGGTCGTGTTCGCCTTGGTCACGGTGCCGGTGGAAGCCAGCACAGAAACAGCGCTGAGGATCTGCTTGCCGTTGGTGACAGCGCCAACTGTGCCAGCGCCGGTCAGGCCAAACGTGGTGCCGGCAGCAACGGAAGCCGTCACAGCCACCGGAACCTCGCCAGCCACGCAGAACCATCCGTAATCGCCAGATGCCATCGGGTAGATAGCAACGGCGACCGAGCGACCGGTATTCGCGGTGTTCGGGACTTTGGTGGCGATAAAATCCTTGTCCCAGATACACGGAGCGCCTTGGGCAATGGACTCGCCAGCCTTCAGGTAGGTAAACGTACCGCCGCCCCAGTACGGATCGACGCCGGAGAGTTCGCCGCCCAGCGTGAAAGCCTGGGTAGAGTCCGGGTCACGGAAGAACGAGATGGGCTGATTGCCCGCCACGCCAAAACTATTTGCAAAAGCCATGGTCTTTTCCTCCTTAGGCCTTCATCACGCCTTGGAGCGAGCGGTTGCTGCACACCAAGTTACCTTGCCACAACACCGGAATGATCACGGCATCCTGATTCACCGAACGCAGTTCCGGAACTTCGGTCATGTTGGCGTCACGGTGGACGGACAGACCAAGGTAATTCGTGTTCAGGAAGTACGCGTGCGCAGCAGGGATACCGCCACCCAGCGAGCCGCCATCAAACACGACATCCGCCATCTTGTACTTCAGGCTGATGAAACCGGCCTTAGCGCTGTCCTGGTCGGTGTAACGCTTGATGCTGGTCTGGCTCTGCTCGAAGAAAGTGAAGTAATCGTTCGACATCACGATCAGGTCGGGCTGATCACTGCCGCGAGTGAGCGACAGGTACAGCGGCAGCATCAACGATTCGATCGTGGTCGCGCTCGGGGTGATGCCGGCGCCACCCTGCAACGGAGCCGCAGCGGATTGAACCTGATTCTGCCAGAACGTGAACGCGCTGGAGTCGATGCCGCCGACGGTGCCGGTACCGGCATCAGCAACGATGGCCTGCAAGCCTCCGATCTGGTTGGTAGCCGTGCCGTCACTGTACAGGTCGGAAGACAGGCCGTTGGCAAACGAATGCATGGCGTTTTTGACGCGCGCCTTCACCAGCTTGATGATCTGTTCCTTGCCGGCGTTGTTGCGCAGTTCCAGGCCGGACGCGGTCACGTTGACGGCAACCTGCTTCCACTGGTACTCGGCGGCGCTGATCACGTCGCTGGCCTGGATGTTGAGCACATCGTAGCCGCTGTAGCGCTGGTAAGTGCCATTGGCCGCGTATTCCAGCGGTACGGCGATGCTGATACCGCCGGACAGCAAATCAATGCGGTCCTTCTTGGTCATCTGGTTAAAAAGGGCGTTGTTCTTGCTGACGTTGTCCGCCAGCTCAGAACGATGGTTCCGGAACGTGGTAGATACCAGTTCGGTAAACGTGCTGTTCGGTGAAGCCATGAGATATACCTCTCAAAAATTAGCTTGCCTGGAGTCGATCAAAAGTCTCGGCCAGGGTCTGGTCAATGGTGCGTGGCGCGTTGCTGGACATCGGTTTCGGCCCGCTCTGGCGGACGTTGACAGATGCAGCCTTCTTCGCCTGTACCATCCGTTGCGCAGCCTCTTTTTGCCTTTTCTCATCGGCCTCTCGCTGCTGTTGAGCAGCAATTGCGGCGCGGATGTCGGGGCGCATGTTGCAGGCTTTTTCATAGGCATCCTTTAGGTCAGTCGCCATATTCGACTGCAAAAGACGCCCCATGTCCTCCTTCACGTCATTAAACCACTTATTCGCGGGGTCGCTCGCAAACTTGGTTATCGTGTCGGACACCTGCGCTTGAACCTGGCTCTGCTGCTGGGACGTAAACCCATGCAACTGTTGTTCAAGCTGATTCAGGCGGCTGGTCAGTTGCGCGTTCAGCATGGCGGCCTGTTGGACCTCGCCATCATCCGAAAGCAGCGCCTCGACCGGCACGCCGTAACTGCGGGCCATGCTCTGGAAAATCTCCAGCTTTTGCTCGGGGGAGCCAAGCCGAAGTGTCCGCTCATAACCCAGCAATGTACCAACCGCGCGGGATTCATCAACCCCAAGCGCGGCAAAATCCTGTTGATAGGGCGCAAGCACCTGCTTCAGGTTGCGCCCATAGTCCGCATCAACGCGGTATTGCTCGATTCCCTTGTGGAAATCCGCCTCGCGCCGCAGGATCTCATCCTGCACTTCCGGAGCGAGTGTGGCAAAATGCTCGCGGACATTCGCGCGCCAGGATGACGGCGGCTGTTTCACGTCATTCTGCGCCTCTTCTTCCGGTTTCGCATCATCCGCATCAACGGAGTCCGCGTTTTCTTCAGCAGCGGGCGCATCTTCTTCCGGCTCGGCCTGCTTGCTGGCAAACCGCCCGCGATCATCGCGGTCGCGTGATGCAGCCGGCTCATCATTTCCGGCTGCTTGACTGTCGTCGTTCAGCGCATCGAACGCAGCGGACAGTGTGTCGTCCATGCTCTGCGGTGCGCTATCGGGTGTTGCGTTGTCGTCTTCAAACATCGGGGTAGCCCTGTTTGGTTATGGTGTTCATGCTGTGGCTGCCACTTCCTTTACCAGCGCTTCGCGCTTGTCGTGGCCCATGCCGTCAATAATACGATCAATGCCCTGATCCAATTTGCGATCAAGTTCTGCCGCAGCGTTCTTGCGGCGCCGGGCCGCATCTTCCGCCTCGCCATTCTCCAGCAGCCGACAACCATGACGCTGCAAATTTTCCTCATGGTCGCGCTTGCCGTTGATATCCTTGCCGGTGATTGGGCATTTGTACTGGTACGTGGCCGCCGATCCGATCATCGGCGCCGCCGTAATCTGCTTGCGCTCCATTTCCCACTCGCCCATGTCTTCCATCGTCGCTCCGTGGCAAAACTGCGCTTTGCCGCCGAATGTCTCGCGGCAACAGGTTGGGCACTTATACCGGCGCATAGCCTGCTTGCTCCTTCTGGATGCGGTCGTTGATCATGCGTTCGCGCTCCAGTTGCGCTTGCAACAGCGCCAGCCGTTCATTCGACTCGATTTCCTGTTGCTTGACCGCCGCCTTGATGGCCTCGATCTCTTTTGCGCTCCCGAGTTCCGCCTGCTTGACCTGCATCTGCCCTTCAAGGCGCATTTGCTCGATTTGCAGTGTGTTGTCCGGAGCCTGCTGTTGCTGCTGCGGCGTAGGCTGCTGGATTTTCTCGATCTCGCCTTCAATCGCCGGACCGGCTTTGAACAGG